CTAATCCAACAGAAATGTTCTCACAGAGTGATTTAGTTGAATTACATCCAAAATCTACATTTAGATTTATAGAGAGTGGTTCTGCAAATGTATATGGATCAGTTAAAAATGCATTTGTAAATACAGGTAAAAGTCGTGTTGCTAGAACGCCAATAGCGGATGAATTAGAAAAGCATGGATATACACAAAAATTCTTTGCGCCTAAATTGGGTGGTTGGGAACCATTTAATATTACAGCTCAAGATCTTGTTAAACCTATAACATTATTCAATGAGGGGATTTTAGCTGAATGTGCTTCAGCTTATATCAATGATATTAAAAATAGTGGAGTAGATCTTTCAATCCTTGAAGTGTATGATCTAGAAACTGCTGTTAATGGTGCCCCTGGTATTGCTCATGTCAATAAAATACCAAGAAACACAAGTGCGGGCTTCCCCTTTAATCGTTCTAAACAACATTTTTTAGTTGCTGTTCCAGCATTTGATGATTTCCAAGATCCTGTAGAAATTACTCCGGATATGATGAGTAGGATTGAGAATCTTAACAAAGTGTATTCATCTGGTAACTCTGCAGGAATAGTTTTCAACAACTGTTTAAAGGATGAACCAGTTTCAAAATCTAAATTGGAATCTGGAAAAGTGAGATTATTTTCTAGTGCACCAATGGATTGGACTGTTTTAATGAGAATGTACTATTTATCTTTTGTTAGGTTGGTACAAAACAACAGATTTATATTTGAATCTGGGCCTGGAACTATCGCACAATCGATTGAGTGGAATGAATTGCATGATCATATAACACAATATGGGTGTGATAGGATGATCGCGGGTGATTATAAAGCCTTTGATAAGACTATGAGTCCAGTTTTTATGAAATATGCATTTGAAATAATTATAAGATTATGTTTAGATGGTGGTAACTTCACTTATGAAGATAGTAAATATATGCGAGCTATGTATGTGGATATAATTTACCCTCTATCTATATATAAGGGTGATTTAGTACGTTTCTTTGGTTCAAATCCTTCAGGGCATCCATTAACAGTTATAATTAACGGTTTAGTTAATTCATTATATATACGTTATGTGTATAGATTATGTAATCCTAATCATACGGTAAGTGACTTTAAAGATAATGTATGCCTAATGACTTATGGTGACGATAATATAATGAGTGTTAATAAGAATATCACTTGGTTTAACCATACTATTATATCTAAGACTTTAAATACCATGGGAATTACATATACAATGGCGGATAAAGTTTCAGAAAGTAAACCTTTTATTGACATAGAAGATTGTACATTTCTCAAGCGTTCTTGGCGATGGGATACGGATCTCAAAGCGTATGTAGGACCTCTAGATCATGAATCAATTGAAAAGATGCTAATGGTGCACGTTCGTTCAAAAACTGTGCATCCTGAGGAACAAACAATAGATGGAGTGAGTAGCGCCTTGAGGGAATATTTCTTTTATGGAAAAAGTGTATACAATGATAAATTAGAGTTACTCAAAAAAGTCGTTGAGAAATCGGGATTAAATCCATTTGTCAAAAGAACAACTTTTGTTGCATGGGAGGTATTACGTGATAAATTTGTAGAAAATTCAAATATCTATGATTATATATATGAAGAACGACCCTTGATAAATATTGATGAAAACGAATATAGATTGCAAAGTGATCACTCGATAATTCCTATGGATATACATAGAAAGATCTTATTAATGGAACTTCCTACACGAAAAGTAAATGATCAATATATTTATCAATCATGTTACCTAGGTGA